CCCCCAGTCTTGTTTGCATAGCCTGAAGAAAGACCTGTAAGAACCGTGCGCCCATAAGTCGAGCCGTCGTGAAGGTTGTCCAAGCTGGCCGCATTGCCGACGATTAAGCCCGAGCTTGCATCTACCGTGCCCTTAGAAACACCGGGCAGGGTGAAGCTCGTAGCCGTGAGGCTGCTCAACGGCTGTGGGTTATTTCCGAACGCATTGACGGCCTGAAACTTGAAGTGAAGAGTCTGTCCCCGCCATGTGGGGTCATATTGGTATTTGAAAATCGCATCGTCCAATCGCAGGAATAGGCTGCTGGCGGCGTGCGAGGCGATGGTGCTGCCCAACAGTCCACGGCGAATGTAGGTGCCCATCGTGATCTGGTCTTGCCCAGTCACGGTCAATGCTGAGTAGCTGACGATTTCCCCGTCCACGAAGCAAAGCGTTGTGTGGTTATCGGCGTCAGCCGTGGTTCCCGATTCCAATGCTTGGCAGTTTTCCACCAAGTCAATCACCAATGAGTTCACGGTGTCGGGATTGCTTCCACTTGCGAATGTCGAATCCAAAACGCCCATGCGTGCGGGAGCATTGATCGTTCCGACTTGCTTGTATGTCGTGCCGTCCTGACTTACCCACACGTTCGTCGAGCCATAGTTGGCACTTGTGCCGCAAGCCCCAATCCAAACTTCGTCCCCCGCATATCCCGTCAGGGGATCGTAAGCCTCGAACATGACTATCTCTGCGCTGCCGGGGTCTGCGAATGCGTTTGCCGCAACGTCGCCGTTGCTGATTTGCTTGTTGTATAGCGTCGGCTGGTGCGCCCCATACGGATAATCCTCGGCGGTGATCTGCAATCCAGCTTGGGGATCGTCAACAATCTTCGTGATCCTCACAGGCAGGTTCGTCACGCCAAGGTTGGCGTTGTTCAGTCCCGCCGCCCAGACGCTCGTCGTAGAGATTGTGCAAATGTCCATCGGCTCCAGATACGAGTAGGAGTAGGGCAGCGTGAACTCGTAGGTGCTGCGGATGTAGCTGTTGTGCTTCACACGCATGTTGGCGGCGAATGTGGCAGCGGTAAGCGTGTGGATGAAGCTCCATACCTGAGGGTCTTCACGGCGTTCGCCATATCGGTTGATAAGAGCTTGGTCGGACTCCTGAGTTATCTCAGCGGAGTATTGGTTGAGGCGGTTGTCCCACTGCACCTGCACGACATTCCAAGCATCATGGGCGGCGACACGGGTGATCTTGACGGGGTCTTCCTCCTTCTTGCCGACGAAGCAGCTATCGTCCAGCGCAACTACGAAATTGGACGGAGCCGTCCACGTGACGCCGTTGGCTGCCGTGGTCGTGTCGCCGTAGGGCACGAGCTTGAGCAAGCCTTCGCTCACGAACGCTGCGCACATGCCAGCCTCAAGCCACTTGCCAGCAATGGATGCCGCCGTGTCCTGAGAGTCAATCACTGGAGAGATGAAGAAATTGTTGGCGGCGAACCAGTTCCATGCCGTGCCATTGACCGTGCGGGAGCCGGGTGTTCCCGCTGCCACGCCCCACGTGCCGCTCGCTCCGCTGTCGATGCACGATGTCGGGAAAGGAACAGGCCCGACGCCCAAGCCCCACTGCCCGTTCGTCAAGACTTGCTGGAGGCATTGAACTGGGTTGCAGTCCTCGATGCCGCCGCCGTAGACATCAGGAGTGATTACCTCGAACTTGTTTTGCTGCGCATCGCCGCTGGCTCCCAAGTCCATCGGCTGGTAGAGCAGGGTAGCAACGCTCGTGAATCCGAACGCAGCTTGCGGATAGGATGCCGTGAGGAAGGCATAAGGGCTTTGCCCCGCTGCTCCATTGTTGAGGGTGAAATTAAGCTGCTGAGACTGACCCTGACCTACAGCATTGGCGTCCTTGATCTGGAAAGTGATCGTCACCTCAGCGCCGATGTCGCCCGATGCGAACTTGTATGTAGCGGGGTTGGAGCCGCTGACGGAGTAAGTCCCCGTGACGGTGGGCGTGCCACTCACTTTCGTGAGAGCTTTACCGACATTGACTCCAGCCGCATACTTCACGCCCAAGTCCGACTGGAACGTGAAGCCAGCGCCGACGTGGATGACAAGCCCCGAGGGAACGATGTCGTTCTCCTGCTGGTTGATGTAAATCAGCGAGAATGTATACGGAATTTGTACAGCCTGACCGCCGTTGCCCGGCTGTCCGCTGCCATAAGTCCCGCCGCCGCCCGTGGGGTTGGGGTTGAAATAGTATTTACCTGCGGTGTCGATGGCGTAATGACCCGCCGCCATCGTGCCTGCCTGATACACACTCACGTAATCGACTCGGCTCATTGGCGCATAGTCGGAGCCGCTCAGCACGGTGGATGACGGTGCGCCGTAATCGTTGTAGGTTCCGCTGTAGGAGTTCTGGACGCTCACACCCAAGTCGTTTTGGAAGCTGGTTGCGTTAACTGGGGTGTAGATTCCCGTTCCTGTGATGCTATAGGTCTCAGCGGCGGTGGGGCTGCCGAGCCAAGACTGACCAGACCAAACGTCGCCTATACCCTTGATTGTGCCGTTGCACAGGGCTACGACAACATTGGCAGTGTAAAGGTAGGTGCTTCCACCCTTGCCGCCTCCGCCCTTGCCGCCGCTCGGGGCTTTTTTCGACGTGAAGCCGTCGATCCACAGAAGGCTCTGCTGAATCTGTCCCGTGCCCATGACCACGGGATAAGGGAATCCATAGACGGACTGGTTGATACGAGCCTCGAACAGCCTTTGTGGTGAGTTGCTACTGCCGCCGCCGAAGATTCCCATTACTCGCTTGCTCCATCGCAGAACTCGTCACGAAGGGTGTAGAACTTCCTTTCGAGGTCGCTGAATTTGTAATTCTTGCTGAACTGCGTCTTGCCCCCGTGCCCAGCAGTGACGCCATCACGCTCAAGAGCGTGGATGATGTGCTCTGGCCACACTTTGATAATCGCTGCGTGCGCAAAAGCGAGTCCCAACTTGTAGACCACGACATCGCCGGGCTGGACTTCAGTCTCGGTGATCTCACGCATGTATTTCCCTATGGTCTCGATGTATTCCGTGTCATGGCGATGCTGGCTCACTTGCAGCGAATAGTTCTTGGGCAGCGGGATGTCGGCAGGGAGATGTCCAGCTTCCACGAACACGCCTTTCAAAAGCTGACCGCAGTCCACTCCAGCGCCTTTCAAGCAACTGTGTCCCCGATACGGCGTCCCATACCACGACTCCACAACCTTGACGATGTTCTGTCTCTGCTCATTATTCAGTGACATCGTTAGACTCCGCTCACAGGCACAGGCACATCAATAGCGCCGCCGAAGTGAATTTGGTTGTTAACCGACCCGCCTGCTGCGGTCTTGCGTGTTGCGCAAGCTGTTGCTGACTTGTCGCAGCCAGCGATTACCGAGAACGTATCGCCCGAAGCCACGGGAAGAATCCACGGCACGTTCATCTGCAAGTGCCCAGAGGTATCGTGCAGCTTGACCGTTTGGCTTAGACCAGAGTTCTGCCCTGCCGTGCAGGTCACTACGCCCTGACTGAAGTAACCCGTCGCCTGACTGAAAGCTGAGGTAGGCACGAGCGTGGTCGAAGTGCTGCTGCTAGAAGCCGTGAACGACACAGTGTAGGTCGCTGCACTCAATGTGCAGTTGGCATCGCAGAACGACCACGGGCAGCTAGACTGGATCAGCCGCTTCGGGATGCGCTCGTTGAGCAAAAACAAGGGGTCTTGGCACTCGAACTCCACGACCGTGCGATTGATCTTCGTGATCTTCTCGATGAAGCCCGTGAACTTTGTCTCGATCCCGTTGCTGACGTTTCCGTAACCGCCCAAGGGCATGTAAGCCGTGTAGACGCTGATCTTGCTGACATCGAACAGCCCGTTGAAAGCTGCACCCAATATGCCCAAGCTCAAGCCGGGGTAACTCGTTCCCTGCTGGGGCACGCACGTCAGGCTCATGCTGTTGGCGTTAAGGTTGAATCCCGCCTCGCTGGTAATCGGGCCACGAGACCATCTGCCGTAGGTCGTGGACAAGAATGTAGTCGTGGCTCCCGTCCAGCCATTCGTTCCACTCGGGACGGTGATGTCCCACTGACCCTCGGTGACATACATGACCGTTCCCGTGGGCAATGTGATTGCGAACAAATCAGCTTTCAGGCAGTTTGGATTCAACTGCAAGAACGTGATGAGCGAAGATGGCATCAACCTTTTCATTTAGACAAACTCGCTTTGGAATTTAACCGACGCAACATCCCATTGATCCGTGCCGCTGTTGGTCGTGAAGCTACGGGTCATGTCCTGCGTGTCCTCATCGAAGCGACACAAATACTGGAACGATCCAGTCCAAGTAAGGGTCGTGGTGTTCTTTGGTGCTCCGCTGAAAGTCACGACACCTGTGGAGTTGATGCTCCAACCCGTGGTGTTTCCCGCAGGCAAAGCACTGCCGCCAATCAAGCCGCTGGTCGGCTCCGTCCAGTTGGTTCCGATGGCTACTGGCGAGGTAGTTTGCTTTGTCTCCGTGCCCGTTGACGTGCTCACGTAGGCGTTCCAGCCAGTGGCTCCAGCCGTGGCGGACGGCGAATCCACAACAAGGACATCGTTTGCCCCGACAGCCAGCGAGGATTCCGAGGACGCCACTGTCTCGCCAGAAGCGGTGACATAGGTGATCTTCACGTAATAGGTTGTTGCCGCCAGCGACCCAGCTACGCTGCTGGCAAGAGTCGGGGCGGACGGAGCACTCAGCCCAGCCGAGGGGATGACAGCGCCGTTGAGTTCCAATCCAGTGACGGTGACGTTTTGCAGGATGTCCGCTGCCGCGCCGCCGATTAGACGAGCAAGCTGGAACTGCGTGGAGCTTCCGTTGCCCGTCTGGCTCATCGGGGATGCGGCTCCAGCCGTGACGTTAAGCATCGTGCTGTTTGCGTAGCTGACTGTGCTGTCCTGCGGATCGGTGAACAAAAACAGATTCGCCCCGCCCTGCGTCAACATCAGTAGGGACTGGAACAAAGCGACCGTGGAAGCTGACGACTCCTCGTTGCCAGTGATCTTGTCCATATCGAACTCGAACGCCCAAACAGCGTAGGGTGTCAGTGTCGTGCTGGCATTCCCCCGGAATGCGGCGGTCTTCTGGCGCACGGTGTTGAACACGGGGCTTTTCTTCAAGCCCTTTGCAAGGCTCAGGGGGAGCGTTGGTGCTTGAACGTAGCTCATTACTTATTCATCCTTCTGACTGCGCTCGTGATATGGCGCTGGAACGTCGAACTGTGCTTTGCGAGCACCCTGTCCATGCCCTCGGAATCCAGAGCGTGAACGGTCGGCGCAAAAGTGTTGTGCATGTGGATGACGCCGCCGCTTTTGCTACCGCTCTTTCCCTCGGCGGACTCGACTCGGTCGGTCAATGCTTTGGTGACGACCGTTTCGCCGCCGTGACCGATAATGGGCACAGCGCCT